CGATGTCGGGCATGTCGCCGTCTTCGATGGGGATGGAGTCCGCGTCTTCGACGTCAGCATCGGCCGCGAAGAAGCGGTCGAGCACCTGCTGTGCGTCGTCGAGGTCGAACGGGGTGGAATCCAGGTTGAGCGCGAACTTCTGGCTCTTGAGGTCGATGCGCCCCAGAAGCTCTTCCATGTCCAGCTCCCGCAGTGCCGCGGGGATGCCAGTCAGCTCGGGCAGGTCGCCGTCCTCGATGAACTCAAACCCCTCGATGGCGTAGGAGTCCGACCGCCCTGCCTTGGTGGTCTTGATGAGGTAGGTGTAGGCCCACGGGTTCTCGTAGATGGGCTCGTCGCAGCCAGCCACCCACTTGCGGTTCTTCCCGTACCCCTTCCGGTGGAGGCAGCGGAACAGCGGAGTCGGCCAATCCTCTTCCTTGCACTTGGGGCACTTGACCTCATTCTCCTCCCACGCCTTCGCCTCGTGCTCCGTGTACTCCGGGCCGTTCTTCTTGTGCCCGAAGACGTGGTCACACGCCTCGTTGGAGCAGACGTAGCCGTAGACGTTGATGGTGCCTTCCTGGCACCCAGCGCAGGCGTCGCCCTTGGTCTCGATCATCTCCTCGAACTGCTTCTTCGAGCGGTCGAAGAAGAGGACGAAGACCTTCCGGCCGAAGACCGTCTCGCCTTCATCGTCGCAGCGCTTGCAGAGGCTCTTGCCGTCTTCGTCTACGCCCTCGCAGCGGTGCCAGTTCTCGTAGAACCGGCCCTGCTTCTTCATGGGGACCTGCTCGACGTGGAAGTCTTCGAGAAGCTCGACCTCCAGGGCGTACATGTCGTCCGCGAAGAAGCGCTGCTTCTCCTCCTCGTCGCCCTCGCTGACGCAGGCGTACCAGAGCAGACAGGGGACGGGCTTCTGGTTGTTCCACGAGTTGGAGATGACGAAGCGGTTACGCTTGCCGTCCCACACCCACTTCCCCATCAGGTGGGTCCAGGGGCCATCCTCCTGCATGACGAAGCGCATGCGGATGGGGTCGTACTCGATGGCGGCTACATTTGGGTGCCGCTGACCAGCCCCGGGGTCAGCCTGCGGACGCCAACGCAAGTCCTGACGCAGTCGCCAGATGGGCGGGGTTCCTTGACGCTTGTTCACGGTGGCCTTAGCGGCCTGCTGTGCATCCTTGTTGGACGCGCTCCAATCGGCCCACGTACTCATGGACGGGACTCCTTCCTTACTCATTGTATTTCTTCAGCGGAGGCCGCTCGACGTCATGGAAGTTTCTCCATTGGCGCAGAGTGAGACTCGTATCGATGGCTTGGTTCACTCGTTCGATGCTCAGGTCGTCCGGGCTGATTTCGTCCCGGGTGCCGTAGTTCCCAAACTCCAGTTCAAGCCCCTGGCGGACGAGCCGCTCGGCTTGCTTGTTGACTGCGGTGATGCCAGGGATGTCATTGTCAAGCAGTAGTATTATCCTGCTTGATATACATTGCAAGAGGAAAAGCTGCTCTTTTGTGACCCACGTCCCCATCAACGCGACGGAGTGCGGGAACCCAGCTTGCTCGACCCACATCTTGGCTTTGAACCCCTCACATAGGATGAGGGGAGGCAGGTCTTTTCCCGCCGTGAGGCGGGTCATCCAGAACTTGTCGAGCCCCCATAACACCTTCCCTTTCGGGGGGTCGTATTTCTGCCCGATGCCAAAGTCTTTCCCTGTGTAGACCTTGTAGCGCATGGGGTCCCACTCACGGACCGCCCGGCCCGACAGGGCAACGAACTGGCCATGGTGGTTTCGGATGGGAAACGTGATGCGCTTCTTCATCCGGTCGAACCCGAGGTCGTGGAGCTGGATGGTCTCTCGGGTGAAGCCGTCGTCGAGCAGGGCCTTGGGGATGAACTCGTACGCCCCAAGCAGCGCTTCGGGCAGGGTGTCCATCTCCAGGTCGACTAGGTTTCCAGGGTCGCGCTTGGGTTTCGGGAGCTGCCCCAGGTGGTCACGGACCTGCTTGACGATGCTGCTCGGCGCCTCAACTGCACTGAGGAGGCCCGGGAGGGACCAGCCTTCGTTGCACTTGAAGCAGAACGCCGCCCCAGGGAACTTGGTATCAGTGGGCGGCCCCACGTAGATGTAGAGCGTTGGGCGGCTACTCCGCTCGTGGAACGGGCAGTAGGCAGGAAGGTCGTGGGCACCTTCGCCGTAGTGCCCAAAGCGCATGTATGGCCGCAGCAGCTCAACGGTGTCGAACAGCAGCATGGCTACGCCTCGGGTTCAGGCTCGGTGGGATTCAGGTCGAAGTCCGCGTCGGGGTTCAGGTACTGGTCTGCGAAGGAGGCCCCAGGTCGAATATCCGGCAGGTCCTCTGGCGGGTCGGGCATCCCCTCTTCCTCGGCATCGCTGACCTCCTCGATACCGTAGAGATGGTCGTGCGCGTAGTCGAAGTTCTGGCAGAGCTTGGTGTGGATGGTACAGCCCGGCCAGTTGGTCTCTCGGCAGGCGGCCATCACCAGCGATGTCTCATCGCGAGTCGGATGGTTGACTACCCGGATGCCAACGTCAGCGTCCTGAATCATGTTGGAGAACATCGAGATGGAGGCCGTGCCGCGGCCCTTGTTCCCGTACTTCAGCGCGAGGCGCTCGTTCTCCTGCATGATGGCGAGCATGGGAATGCCCGTGGACTTGCTGATTTGCTTCAGAGCGCGGGTAATTCCCGCGATGGCCCGCCAGTCGTACGCGTCTTTGACCCCCGGTAGCTCCAGCATGTAGCTGGAGTCCAGGAAGACGAAGTGCGGCTTGTACGTCTGGATCTTGGCCCGGAGTTCTGCGGGGCCACCAGCGGACCCATCCGGCCTGTCGCAGCTCGTGAAGATGAGTTCACCGGGGTACTCAGCGCTGACCGTCTGCTCAATAGCCGCAAGCAGCCTGAAGCGCTCATCGGCACGCAGGGTGTTCTTCGTGAAGCCTGCGTATCCAATCATCGCTTTGATGCAGGCAATCCGGTCCCGAATCTTGTCCCACACCATCTCCTTGGAGTAGACGAGGACCCGGTACCCGCACTCCATCAGGTAGTTCGCCATCACGAGACCTATCCAGGTCTTTTTCGACTTGGGCAGCGCCCACAAGAGCACAAGGTCTCCTGGCTGAAGTCCCCCGGTGTTCTCGTTCATGACCGCCCACGGGAAAGGAAGCCCCGTTAGGCCGGCGTTCTCATCTTTCGCTCCAAGGTTCTCCAGTAGGTCAGTGAACGCGCGCTCACGCCAGACGACGTCGTCCGACCTAATCTCGGTTTCGGTGAGTGTGTCGAGCTTGCTCTTGAGTTCCGTGAGCGCCTGGATGGGGTTGGCTTTGGCCTCGGCCTCCCAGTCAGCCACCAGCAAGGTGGTCTTACGGTGGATGTGGGAGGACTTGACGTAGTCTACAAGGGTCTCTAGCTCCTCTATGGGCGTAGGCAGCTCAAGGTTTTTGAACTGCTCCAAAGCCTTCTGGCGGGAAGGCACAGCCCCAAACCGTCGCCGGTTCGTATACACGCTGTGCATCCAGGCCCACACAGTGCTCGGGGCCATGGTGCCGAATAGCTCCAGCCTGATGCCATTCTCCAGCGCGTACGCCATCGCTTCCTTCCTGTCCTCGGCGGACAAGATGGCTGACACCAGTTGAAGTTCCCAGTTTGCCGCCACGTCAGGTCTCCGGATTTCCCTTGGCGAGGATGCCCATGATGGTGGGGATGAGCTTGGAGACCAGCGCCTGGGCTTCATCCTCAACGAACTCCCCGACATCGCGAAGTTCCATCCGACCCAGCTCCCGCGGCTGCTCGCCTTCTTTGGTTTGTGTCAGGGCAACGAAGGCTGTGATGTTGGGCTCCGCCAGCACCATGCCCCCACTTTGGAAGTCGAGGCTGACGCTGAGCAGGTGACACCCGTTGGCGATCACTTGCGGCATCTCGACAAGAGGCTCATCGGCCATTGAATAGCTCCGGGAAAAGGGTTGTTCTGATTTGCTCGACGAGGTCCTCGTGAAACGGCTGCAGGTGTCGGAGGACTGCTCCCTTCGCGAGCTGGGCAGCGATGTCCTGCGTCTCACGGACCTCTTCGAGGGTGTACGCAGCCGGCGTGTAGAGTTCGACCTCTCCGGTTACTTCGAGGGTGTACGGGATTTTGTCCCACGCCCCCGGACCGTAGTGCGTCGCGCCGGAGGCCCTCCCCCGAGCACGCATGGTGGCCCCCACTGGATGCCAGCAGGGGGTGTTTGCGTGCTTCTCTGGCCGCGTTGGGGGGTCGGGCGCAGCTCGCTTCCTCATCTTCCTCACGGGCAGCTCCTCGGTCATGTGGTGCAGTAGGTCGGGTGGGTGGAAGACCGAGTCACCTATGTGAACCGGCCCCACCTTGAAGACAGCCTCTATGCGGAGCACCTAGTCGAGGAGCTTCTTCAGGCTCTTGGACGCGGGCGTCTTGTTCGCGAAGCTGACCGAGGGGTTCTTGGGGTTCGGCTTCTTGGCGTTGGCCAGCTCCTGGGCGTAGTGCGCCAGGGTACCCGTGGCCATCTGTTCCAGCTTGACGTTGTCGATGCTCCTGATGATGCCGGGGGTGAGGAGGACCTCGTTGGGCAAGAGGGCGATGTCGAAGACCGGGGTGCTGGGCTTGGCCCCGCGAGTCGTCTCGCTGTAGTTCCAGGTCTCGCTGGTCTCGATGGCGAGGATGGCCTCCTTGGCTTCCGCCTCTGCCGTCTCGGCGCGGGCGGTCAGCTCCATGAACTGCGTGAAGACAGGCCGGTTCTCAGCCATGAACTCCTTCATCACGGCGATGATGCGGTCTCGCGCATCAATCTTGGCCTGGGCGGCGGTCTCGGCGGCGGTGATGGCGCCTGTCTCGACGACGGGGGTGACGGTCGCAACCTCAGGCTGAGTGAGACGACGGCGGCGAAGGGTCGAACGCATTTTCGGACTCCATTATTAGTCGCTAATATTTTCACCCCGCTGTTCGCGGAGGTGCCTAGCGATGACGGATGCTTGCTGTATGTGATTGAAGGCGGTGTTCCACAAACCGCCCTCTGACATGTCCCAATTTCGATACAGATGACTGAGGCTGTAGGTCACCATGCAGGGTACTACCATGGGGGACAGACCACCAGAAACTTGTGGCTCTACAATCTCCCCCAGGTTGGGAACAAACTTGGGAGGGTTCTTCGGGAAAACAGCCTCAACAGCCATCTTCCCAAGACACACAATGATCTCCGGGCAGAGCAGCCGAATCTCCTCGTGTAGGCGCGGCCGACAAGCCGACACTTGCGCCCGGTTGGGGACAGGCATCAACTCAAGAGGCCGCCAGTCGTCGGGGTCAGGAACGGTTGTAGGGCACAGGGTTGCGGGCGTGAACCAGTAGTCCGCAGGGATGTGGCCGAAGCTCGACAGCAGGGTGCGTAAGACCCCCTCGTAGTTTCCAGTGGGGAACTCACGAGTCTGTAGAACGGCGGGGTCAAAGCGGTCTGTGACGAACAGAAGCTCTGGCTTGCGCGGCCCATGCTCCGCCTTGGTGTAGGCGGGCATAGAGCGGAACTTCGAGAGCCCGCACTTGTCGCAACTAGCCCAGCACCTCTGTACCGCCCACAGCTTGTCAGAGAGCGGGGGGTCAACCGCTGTAATCAAGGCCATTGCGCTGTAGCTTCCTTTTCAGTGCCCAGGACATCCCTTTCAGGATGTCTATCTTTGTGTCAGAGACGATGAGGTAGAGCGGCTGGGGCTTGCCCTCAAAGAGCCGCTCGATGCGCCCCTTGCTCTGGACCAGCATTCGCCAGGAGGTGAAGGCGCTCGCCATCACGACCGTGTCCTTCTTCGGCGCGTCCAGCCCCTCCAGGGCAACCCCCATTGTGGCGAAGCATGCCCGGCAGCTTGCGAGGATCCGAACACGGTCAATCCCGGAGGTCTCTCCAGTGATGACTCCGACCCCTGAGGCTTTCGCCAAGGTGGGACTCACCTGTAGCAGCGCCTTCGCCAACTGCTCCGGGTGGGCCTGCGCATGGGCCAGGACCAATACATCCCGGCCCTTGTTCAGCGCGGGGATGACCATCTGCCGGATGATTTGTCGATTCCGGATGCGGTCCATAGCGAGGTACTGGTAGAGCATGCCGAGGTTGATGCGTCTCTGCCGGTCGAACACAGCCTTGCGGACAGCCTTGTCTTCCGTCGCCAGCCGGGTGGGCAGGTCCTTGAAGTAAAGAGCCGCTGGATATTCAGGCTCCATGTCCTCGTAGATGACCCCACCCGTGTGTGCGTACATGAGGGCCTCAAGCCCGTCGTCGCGCTCTGGTGTAGCTGTGAGGCTGAACCGGGCACCATGGAACACATCGATAGCCCGAATGAACGTGGCAGCAGGGAGGTGGTGCCCCTCATCAAAGAAGACGGACCCGAACCGCTGTCGTATCCACTGCGGGAAATCGTCGAGCCCGCTCACCAGGGACTGGATGGTGCTGATGACCAACGGGCGGTTCCAGACAGATGTCTCCCCGTCGATGCGGTCCCGAAGGAGCCGGTGCTTGAAGAGCACCTCCCGGTAGTCCCGCAGCAGGGTGAAGGGCGCTTTACCCTCGTCTGCCCAGGCGTGCAGACACTTGGCCCGCCCGGCCTCATAGTCGAGCCGCTCTATGGGGGTGCAGATGCGGTTTACCAGCGCCTGGACGTGCTTCCCGGAGAGGGGGTTAAACCCCGGGCCTGCAACCTTTTCCAGCTGCTGGATCAGTTGGACCATTTCCGAGTCACAGTCCACGAGCGCTTTTGCGAGAAGTTTCGGGTTGTCCGGGATGTGGTAGGCGTCGCGGTGGGATAGCCCGGAGGTGACCATCCCGATGTCCTTGTCCTCCAGGTCCAAGAACTTCATAGCGCTGAGCTTCCACTGGTGCGCCAGCCCGCGGTTGTTTACCAGAACGATGCCAGGGAAGCCCCGCTGCGCGAGCTTCTTCAGGCTCATCACGGTCTTCCCTTTGCCGCACGATAGCTTGAGGGTGCCGTTACCGGCTTCGGAGAGGGCCTCCCATGCCGCTTTCTGGGCGACGTTCCTGGGCTCAATCCTGCTGCCGAAGTCAATCTGACTCCAGACGTCCTCAAGTTGTGGGGACTCGAAGTCCACCTTGTCGGTTTCTTCGGAGCACAGGTATCGGGGGACCACCAAGTGGCCGTCCAGCTCGCGCACTAAGGAGATTGGTACTTGCTCCGGGAGTTCCCCGAAGCGCATGGGTTTCCCGTCAGGTCCTTTGATTGTGGCCCCCGCTCGGGTCGTCATGAGCGGACGCGGGTCATATGTAAGCTTAGGTGTGACGACGCTGCGCTCCTCGATACGAGCCCAGTCCACATCATCCACGCAGGGCGGCAGCCACAGACTTGCTGAGGCTACCGCACGATCTTTGAAGCCGGCTCCGTCGTCCTGCTCAGGGCAGGGCGTCGTCGGAACCTGCTGGGGTCTCAGAATGCGCATTTTCTAATTCTGCTCCAGGAGGGGTGAGGGGCGCCAGCGTATTTACGGCTGACTTTCCCCATGTGACCGCGCCCGCTAGGGGCACGCCTCCATGAATGCGAATCGCGTCTTGAGGCTCCAACCCCGGGGGGCAGGAGAAGACGTAGTGGACACTGTGGGCACGCTCTACGTTCGCTGTGTAGAGAGTGGTGTCCTGGCGTTCTGTAGACCCGTCTTCAAAGTACTGACCGAGACCACACCCTCGCCCTGCGAGGATCTGTGTACCGTGCTCCTGTAGGAGAAGCATTAGGTAGTACGCCTCCATTTTGGCCCACTTGGGGCCGGTGGAGAACTCTCTGTCAGCTCGGTCCCAAACCCAGTTACTGGGTAGGAACTCGATGCGTAGAAACGGATGTGAGCTGGTGCTCGGGCGGGTTATTCGCCAACCTGGACCCCAGGTGGCAAGTAGTTCCCTTAGTGCTTGTCCAACTTGGTCGACCTCAGAGAAGCTAAGGAAGACGAACTTAGCGCCGGAGGTGCGACGGATGTCCTCAGACATCAGTCAGAAGTCGGGTGATTTGTTCACGGATGAAGTACTCGATTTCGGGAGTACGCTCTCGGTGTCCGTGGTCGAAGAACATTGTTACCAGGGCCTCGATACGGTGGGTTGGTAGGTCATCAGCGGGGTCAGCGGTCTTCAGCGCCGCGGTGGCTTGAACTCCGTACTTTTGGTTTGCTCCGCTCTTCTTTTGGAGCCGGGCGGTAGCCAGAGCAAGCTCCAGCTGGGTGTAAGTTGGTGCCTCGCGGATACCGAGGACATCCCCCATCTGTTCTAGTTTGGCGTTACTCGGTATCCGGTCACCTGCGGTGTACGCACGTACGGACTCTCGGGCGATGCCTGCGTCTATTGAGAACGTCCTGAGGGAGGAGTACCCCGCGTCGGTTATCGCGGCTTTTAGCAGAGCATCGAAGGTCACCTCTGCTTTTCTCCCATTCGCACGTCGTGTAAGCTTCTCTTGTTGCTCTGAGCAGCTTATACCGAAAAGCGGACGCCGCTTGTGAGGGTGCACATGGATACGCTCGACCTCCGGATTGTTGACCAGTACGACGACGGCGGACAGCTGCTTCGGGACCGGCTGGGGGGTAAAACCCCTGCCGTCTTCGAGACCGCTGTCAATCTGTCGGATGTGACTGTCAAGCATCCTAGCGATTACGCTGTCTTCGTCAAGACCGCGTCTGGTTTGGCCGCCAAGTTCCCGCTGATGGACGCGGGGAATACTGCGGCTTCACTCCTCTACTTCGTGTCTTGCGGGATGCATCTCCCGGAGGAGCTGCGGAAGGAAGCCTCGGCGAAGCTGGAGACTGCCCTCGATGCGTTCGGTCTTCCGGCGTACAACGAGATGGAGAAGATCGCTTCGCCTATCGACATCCTCACCAGTGCCGCCGCGGACGACCACGCGCTGGCCGCGCTGTTCGAGCTGGAGACGGACCCGTCCATCGAGCACCTCCGTGACGAGTTCGCTGGCTGCAGCCCCCGAGGCAAGCAGCGGCTGGCCTTCATGGTGAAGGAAGCCGGCGTCGACCTCGACACCGTTCCGGAGCTGAAGGACTACGCTGGCACGGAGGTCGGCCAGAACCTCAGTATGGCTATCGACGCGCGCAAGCTCGCGACGGGTTGGTCCCCTGAGCCCTCGAAGGTGCTCGACACGCTGAAGGAGAAGACGGCCTCGGGCGAGTTCACTGCTGAGGAGGCGGTCGCTTCCCTGGAGCTGTTCGATAGCACTCTCCAGCTCACGCAGTACTACGGCCGCAGCATCCCGGACCCGGTGTACTCCATCTACGGCGCCCCCTACGAGGGGCACACCAAGACCGCGTCGGTCAACGTGTCCATCGGTGGGCGGGACTACAGCGGCGACGACATCGTTTCTTTCGCACAGGGAGCGGGCTCTCGACTTGAGGGTGAGTTTGGTGCAGAGTTCGCCCAGCAGTTCGCAGCCGACCCTGTGAGTGTCCTGGGAAGCCTCCCGGACCCGCACAAGGCGGTGATTGCCGGGATGATGGATGCGCCCTGAAGAAATCTCCGCTCTCGGGCCCACAGGACCGGAGGCGATACCGGAAGCGTTCACGAACAGCGAGACACATCCGCTCGTTCTTGGACTAATCCTCCTCAAGACCTTCAAGACGGAGTACCTCGGCTGGGAGCCTGAGACCGTCTGGGCGGAGATTTACCTGTCCTTCGGGCGCACACCTTCTGCGGCTTCCCGCAACAAGATTCAGGCTATCCGGTCGAGCATGGTGGCTTCTGCGCCGTACGAGGCGTGGGACATCTTCGAGAATGTAGCCCTGGGTCTTCGCGGCCTACCCCCACGCTTTGACATGGTGCAGCAGGCCAACCCGCTGCAGTGTGCCTTCGCCCTCGACGTGCTCTCCTCGCTGCGCCAAGACGTCAAGGTGTCGAAAGAGGTCTACAAGTACGTCGCCGCCGGGATGTTCTCGGCGGGGTATGTCTACGGCCCCGGGCCGCTTGAGCCGTGTAACGACTACGTGCAGAAGCTGGGCGAGGGCAGTACCTCGTCCATGCAGGATGCGGTGCGGCTATTAGTCGCTAATAACTCGCCGGGCGTAGACGCTCGCTCGGCCATCGGCCTGCAAGCCGCTAAGTCCCAGGCTATAGTAGCCTTTGTGCGGAAGCAGAATGCCCTGTTCATCGAGCAGTCCAGCAGGTTGTTGAGTTAAGCATGTCCGTCATTACAGCCCCTTCGGCCGGTAGGCAGGCCCGCGCCTCGTCAGTGGGGCGGCCTGAGGCGTTCTACCCGTCACCGTTCTTCGACATCGCTGAGAACTACCTCCCGTCGACTATCCGGGAGACGTTCGAGTGGTGTGCCTACTACCAGCGTACCAACCCCATCATCTCGACGGTGACGAGTCGCCTCGCGGCGTACCCCATCACGGACATCATGTTCGACGAGGGGAACGAGGGGCTGGTCGAAGAGTGGCGGGACCTGTTCGAGACCAAGCTGCGCATCCGCCAGTTCCTGGTCGAGCAGAACCTGGACAGGTACACGTTCGGCAACTCGTTCTGTACGGTCTCATTCCCGTTCGTGAAGAAGCTGACGTGTCGTCAGTGCCAGCACGCGGTCGAGGCGTCCAAAGCTAAGTACCAGTGGCGCGACACGAAGTTCATGCTGCACTGCCAGGAGTGCGATACCCAGCACGAGGCGAAGGTACACGACGAGTACCAGAAGAACCTCGAAGCGGTGCGGCTGGTCCGGTGGAACCCGCGGGTAATCGAGATCGAGTACAACGAGATAACTGGGCGTTCCCGGTACTTCTACCGGATGCCCCAGTATCTGCGGAACCAGATTACTCTTGGCATTCCTGACGTGGTGCAGAACGTCCCCCAGACGTTCATCGACGCGATACGTAAAAAGAAGGCCATCCTCATCGAGTCGGACAAAATCTTCCACTCGCGGAGGGCGTCCATCAGCACGAACCCGGGGGACCAGGGCTGGGGCGCCCCGCTTGTCCTGCCGGTCCTGAAGGACATCTTCTTCACGCAGGTCCTGCGGAAGAGCCAGGAAGCGGTGTGCATGGAGCACATCGTCCCCATGCGTGTGCTCTACCCGCAGGTCACCGGAGACGGCAACAACTTCTACTCCCAGGTCAACCTGAAGAGCTGGCAGAAGGAGGTCGAGCTTCAGGTCACCAAGTGGCGCCAGGACCCCAACCACATCCCGGTCCTCGGGTTCCCGCTCGGCTACCAGCTCATCGGTGGGCAGGGCCGGGCCATGCTGCTCCACCAGGAGCTGCGGGTCTACTTCGACCAAATCGTAGCGGGCATGGGTGTGCCCACCTCGTTCTTCTACGGGGAGGCCCAGTACAGCGGCGCGAGCGTGAACCTCAAGGCGCTTGAGAACGAGTTCCTTGGCAACCGTCAAGACATGCTGCGGTTGGTTCACTTCATCCGGGATGCCATTGCCGGTGGGTGTGACAAAACGCCTATTGGGATGAGGTTCCGCCCGTTCAAGATGGCGGACGACATCCAGCGCGCGTCGTACGACCTGCAGCTGTCGCAGGGTGGGCTCATCTCGCAGCGGTCGTTGCTACAGTCTCGGGACTTCGACTACGACCGGGAGCAGACGCTGCTCAAGACCGAGCGGTCGGTCCAGGCGCGTGTATCGCGCCAGCAGATTGTCGACCAAGCGGCGGCGCAAGGCGAGGCGCAGATTATCCAGGCCAAGTACGGCGCACAGGCGCAGGTGCAGCAGCAGGAGATTCTGAACCAGAACGGCATGGCGACGCCGGAGCAGCAACAGCAGCAAGGGCAGGAGCAGCAGGGTGCTGCGGGGCAGCAGGCTCAACAGGGCCAGCCGCAGCAGCCTGGGCAAGAGCAGCAGGCTCAGCCGGGGCAAGAGCAGCAGCCGGTGGAGAGCGCGGGAGGCCAGAACCTCGCCGTAGCGGCGCGGACCGTCGCCCAGCAGTTGAGCGCTATGTCAGAGGTCGACCAGTATCACCGGCTGGAGCAGCTGCGGGCCAACAACCCGAATCTGTACGAGCTGGTTTTCAGGGACCTAAAAAGTCAGGGCGTACGGCTACGCCCCAACCCTGAGCAGTTACCCTCGCGCGGACCCTAGTCACGCGCGGAGGCAAGCACCACTGCGCAGAGCACGGGGCTGAACCCCCCGCACTCCTCACAGTTCCCGCTTGAGAAGTACACCTCAGCGGTGTCCTCCTCGACGACCAGACACGTACCGCACAGCCACTCGGCCGTCCAGGCGCGTCGCTTCTCGAAGAAGCGGCAGTCAGCACACTCCCGGGGGGTGTAGCAAGGCATCGGGGCAAGCGGACAGCTTACCCCCGGCCTCAGCGGGATGAATTTTGGGTTCACCCTACTTCTGAACGGGGGTGAGCGCGTCTTCGGTCCCGCGTTCCAGGTCCTTCGTTGTGGACGTGTTTGTGATTGCTTTCATAAAAAACTGGGCTCCTCTCACACAGTGACTGCGAACGTCGGAAGAGTATTCTTCCTTGTTCGTAATTCTTATACCAAGAAGGAGAACCTGTTTAGCGCAGGCCGTGCGCTGCTAGTATGGGCGAAGGTACGCCCCAAAACAGAGGCTTTTCCCCGATGGCGGATATCCATACCCTGGACCCAGAGAGGGCGATGCAAGCCCTCAAAGACGGCACAATCCAGGTTCTCAAAGACACCCTCCCGATTGAGGGGCGGACGCGCATCTTGCGCGCTACAAACGTCTATGCTGGGCCCAACGTCCACATCGACGACATACACGCTCAAAAGCGGGCCAGGGTCCGCAATCGGACATGGGCGGTCCCCATCCTCGCGGACATGGAGCTGGTGGACAAAGCCTCCGGCAAAGTGGTGTCGAAAACCAAGGGCGTGCGGCTGCTGAATCTGCCGCACTACACCCGCCGGTACTCGTTCATCGTGGACGGGACGGAGTACCAAGCAGACAACCAGTGGCGCCTCAAGGCCGGCGCGTACACACGTATGAAGGCTAACGGCGGACTGGAGACCCAGTTCAACCTGAGCAAGGGCCGCGGGTTCCGTGTGAGCTTCGACCCCAAGAAGCGCCAGTTCCTGGCCACCCACGGGACGACCAACACGCCCCTCGTGCCCCTTCTTCAGACACTGGGTATCAGCGCCGAGGAGATGGAGACGGCCTGGGGGCCGGAGGTCTACCAGACCGCCGCACGCCTTCAGCGCAAAGGGCAGATGGCGAAGCTCGCCAAGACCCTGAACCCCCGGTCCGAAGCGACCACTCCCGAGGAGGTCGAGGATGTTGTACGTGAGTCGTTCGCGGCGACCGAGCTTCGCCCGGACACCACCAGCGTCACCTTGGGCAAGGGCTTCACGACCGTCACCGGCGAGGCGCTGCTATTAGCGGCTAATAAGCTGCTCGGCGTTTCTCGTGGGACGGCCGAGGTGGACAACCGTGACTCCCTCCGGTTCAAGGAGCTGTGGACGGTGGCCGACCACCTCCCGGAGCGCATCAAGAACTCGCGTCGTCGGGTGGAGCGGAAGATCCGCAACAACCTGGACCGCCGTGACGACATCCGCAAGATTGTGACCCCTGACGTTTTCAACGTCCCGGTCAAGTCGTTCTTCACCTCGACCTCCCTGTCTCAGCGCCCCTCACAGCTGAACCCGGTCGACATGATTGGCGGGCACCTCAAAGCCACCCTGATGGGCACCGGCGGTATCAGCACGGAGAACGCGGTCAGTCATTCTGCCAAGATGCTGGACTCTAGCCAGATGGGCTTCACTGACCCGTTTCACAGCCCGGAGGGGACCCGAAGTGGTATCACCACGCACCTGACGCTGGGTGTCTCCAAGCGAGGCAACGAGCCGGTCATCAAGGTGTGGGACGTGAAGAACAGCAAGTGGGCGGATGTCTCCCCCACGGAGCTGCACGGGAAGACGCTGGCCTTTCCCGACCAGTACGACACGGGAGACGGAAAGACCTTCAAGCCTCGGAAAGACCTCATCACGGTCATCCGCGGGGGTGAGGGTGACCCCACCAATGTGAAAGCCAACGAGGTGGACTATGTTCTGCGATCTCCCAAGGCGATGTTCTCATTCACTGCGAACCTCATACCGTTCTTGCCCTCTGACCAAGCGAACCGTGCGGGAATGGCTGCGCGTCACATGGAGCAGACGGTTCCGCTGAAGAACCCCGAGGAGCCCCTTCTTCAGGTGGCTTCTGGCTCGGACCAGCCGGCATGGGACACCTGGGAGAAGATTCTCGGCCAAATGCAGTCACACGCCAGCCCGGTGTCCGGGACGGTGAAGTCGGTCGAAGCCGAGCGCATTGTGGTGGCAGGGGACGACGGCAAGAAGCACGTTGTCCAGCTCTACGATAACTACCCCCTCAACGACTCCAAGGCGTTCGTTACCAGCAAGCCCCTGGTGCAGAAGGGCGACGAGGTCAAGAAGGACGACGTCATCGCTGACACTAGCTTCACCAAGGGCGGCGTCCTCTCGATGGGCACCAATCTGCGCGTGGGCTATCTGGCGTACAAGGGGCTCAACTACGAGGACGGCATCACCATTAGTGAGACGGCCGCCAAGAAGCTCACCAGTGAGCACCTGCACAAGCCGCGTGTGTACCTGGACACCGGGATGATGATGGGGCTGAAGAAGTTCCGTGCGAACTTCCCCGGGGTTGTCTCTGACGCGAACGCCGCCAAGCTCGACGAGGATGGGGTCATCAAGCGTGGCGAAATCGTCCGCCCTGGTGACGTGATTGCCACAGTGCTCAAGGAGGCGGACCCTTCGGCAGAGCAAATCATGCTCAAGGGCATCCACAAGAGCTTGGCCAAGCCCTACAGGGACCGCTCGCTCACGTGGAACAAGCCGTACACGGGTGTGGTCACGGAGGTCGTGCGTAACGGCAAAGAGGTCGTCGCTTACGTCAAGACGGCAGAAGAGGCCGACATCGGCGACAAGCTGACCTCACGCCATGGGAACAAAGGCGTCGTGGTTGCCATCCTCCCGGACGAGGAGATGCCCCGGGATGGCGATGGTGCCCCGCTGGAGATTGTGCTGAACCCCTCGGGTGTTCCTGGGCGCATCAATCCTGGGCAGGTCCTGGAGAACGCCATCACGCTCGCAGCGGTCGAGGACGGGAAGCCCTACGCGGTCTCGAACTTCGATGGCGACGAGGGGCACCGCATCAGCGTGGGCGACGTGTCCACCAAGATCGTCCAGGTCAAGGGGCACTACCGGACAATCAAGTCCGGGAAGGGCTCGAAGCGCATCTGGATTGAACCCTACGAGTACGAGACCGGTTACAAGGGGCTCATTGACCAAATCCTGGAGAAGAAGGGCCTGTCGGAGACGACGGAGCTGTTCGACCCGGAGACGGGGAAGAGCCTGGGCCCAGTCATGACGGGGCACCAGTACATCCTCAAGCAGGAACACCAAGTCGACAAGAAGCTGTCTGCCCGCGCGCACGGCTACGGGCATGCTTACAACGCCAACATGGTGCCGCGAGGTACCTACGGTGGTAACGACGGCGCTCAGCGGTACGGCGAGCTGGGCCTCTACGCGATGATTGCCCACGGCGCGGTCAACAACATCCGCGACGCTCTGTCGTGGAAGTGCTTCCCGTATCACGAGAAGGTGCTGACCGACCAAGGCGAAATCGAGATTGGAAAGATTGTCACCAATCGCCTCCCGGTCAAGGTGCTGACGTGGTCGGACGAAGAAGGGCTGTGCTACCGGCCCATCAAGAATTACTGGAGGCGTAACGGGGAGCAGGACCGGCTTGTGCGTGTTACGGCGCACCGCAGGCGGAGCGGCGAGTTTGCCTTCGTGAAAGGGACGGTTCTCTGTACCGAGGAGCACCAGTTCTACGTTCGGCGCGAGGGGCAGCTGGAGAAGGTGTGGGCGAAAGACCTCCGCCCTGGGGTGGATGCCATACTCACCTGGGGAAACGAGCTTTCGGAGGGCCAGCATGACCTTCTGCTGGGCTCACTCCTGGGGGATGGTTACATGGCGCAGAAGGAGACTTCGCGGTTTCCTTACTTCCAGGAACGCCATTCGGTGAAGCAGCGGGAGTATCTCCAGTTCAAGGCGGATGCACTGAGTTCGTTCACGCACCGAGAGCTGCGGGAATACACCGCGGGGTACCAAGGCTTCAGCTGTGGGCAGCAGATGGTGGAGTGGTCCAGCTTCGCTACGCCTGAGTTCCTGAAATTGCATCGTCAGTTTTATGCCTCTGGGGAGAGGCGCTTCCCACAGGAGGTGTGGGACCTGCTGACGTTGAGGTCATTGGCAATTTGGTTCCAGGACGATGGCTGTGGGTATCGTTCGCTGAGTAATGGCGGCGGTGTGCAGGCGGGTCTTGCGGTCTACTCGATGAACTCGGATGAGCGGAAGTCTGCCATCGCGGCTATCGAGCGGCTGACGGAGGTGCACTTCAACGACAACGTCGACCACCTCAAGAAGCACGGAGTGGCCGCAGAGCACTTCTTGAGCAAGCTGGGTCCGTACCTTCACCCTAGTTTGTCTTACAAGACCTGCGATGTGGTGGCCCCTATTGGGCAGAAGCTGGTTGAGTTTTCTGCTCCTGGTGCCCCGGGATTGGTGGAGACCCCGGTTGACGCAGTTGAGCCTGCTGGGTGCTTGGGAGACCTGCCGGAATGGCGGGGGAAGTACTTGTTCAATTTGGAGGTGGAGGATACGCACAGGTACTTCGTTCGCGGCTTCCTGGTTGGGAACTCAGACCGGTCCCAGGACGAAATCTGGACGGCCATTCAGACAGGGCAGATGCTTCCCGCGCCCCGCCCGTCGTTTGCGTACGAGAAGTTTCTCGGGTACCTCAACGGGCTCGGAGTCAACGTCGAGAAGCACGGCAACGAGCTTGTCGTGCTCCCCATGACCGACAAGCAGATTACTGAGATGTCGTCCGGTGCGTTGGAGGACGGCGGCAAGGTGGTCCGTGGTAAGGACCTGCGCCCGGAGAAGGGCGGCCTCTTCGATGAGGAAATCACAGGCGGCGTTGGCGGGAAGAACTGGAGCCACTTGGTCCTGGCTGAGTCCATGCCCAACCCCCTCTTTGAGAAGGGTATTCGGTCGCTGCTCGGGCTCACTGGTAAGCAGTACGACGGCATCCTCGCGGGGAAGGTCTCGCTGGACAAGGATGGCAAGGTCACAGAGGAGGGCGGGGCTACCGGGCCCGCTGCCCTTGCAGCGGCACTGTCCGGCATCGAAGTCGACAAGGAGCTGACCGCGGCCAAGGAAGAAATCAAGACCGCTCGCCGCAGCAGCCTCGACAAGGTCAACAAGAGAATCAAGTACCTCCTGATGCTCAACAAGACGGGGCTGTCAGCTAGAGAGGCGTACGTCCTGGAGAACCTTCCGGTCGTTCCGCCGCAGTTCCGCCCCATTTCTGTGATGGAGGCGGGTGACCTCAACGTGGACGGACTCAACCTGCTCTACCGGGATGTCTCGTTGCTGAGTGACCAGCTGAAGGCAGCCAAAGGGGTTCTGCCGGACGCGGAGCTGTTCAAGCTCCGCACTGAACTGTACAGCGCCGTCGAAGCACTCATGGGTACCGCCACGGCCTCTGACCAGGGTTTGACGACTGATGGGCAGCCCAGGCCCCCTGGCATCCTCAACATCCTCTCAGGGCGCACCTCGCCCAAGGAGAGCTACTTCCACAAGGCCATCCTCGACCGCAAGCAGGACCTGACCATGCGGTCGGTCATCGTCCCGGATATGAGCCTGCACCTGGACGAGATGGGCCTCCCGAAGAAGGGGGCGATGAAAATCTTCCGGCCCTTCGTCGTCAAGGAGATGGTGGCCATGGGCTACACACCTCTCCAGGCGCGGGAAGAAATCGAGAAGGACACGTCGCTGGCGAACAAGGCGCTCGCGGTCGTGGCCTCCAAGCGCCCGGTCCTCTTCAAGCGAGACCCGGTGCTGCACAAGTTCGGCATCATGGCGTTCAAGGCGCGCATCATCGACGACGAGAAGGCCATCCATATCCACCCGTTGGTGGTGGGGGGCTTCAACGCTGACTTCGACGGGGACGCGATGGGGGTGTTCGTGCCTATCTCGCAGGGCGCGGTCGACGAGGCGTACAAGATGATGCCCAGCAAGAACCTCTTCAACCCCTCGACCGGGAAGGTCATGTACCAACCCTCGCTGGAGGGGCAGCTGGGGCTGTTCATGCTCACGCAGTTCGGGAAGCGCTCCCGGGAGAAGTTCGCGAGCAACAAGGACGCCATCGACGCGGCCAACAAGGGCGACATCGCCATGACCGATGTGGTCACAGTGGACGGGAAGAAGACCACCGCCGGGCGATTGAAGATTGCGGGTGCCCTTCCTGCGAGTCTGCGAACCGCGGAACTGCTGGAGGATGCGGACTTCACCCTGAATAATAAGAGCCTCCAAGGTGTGCTGCGGGACCTAGCCACCGACCATCCTGCGCAGTTCGCTAACTCTGTAGACAAGCTGAAGGACCTCGGCTTCGGGTTCGCCTACAGCAGCGGGTTCAGTTTTGATTCTGACGACTTCAATACCCTGAGCACGATTCGGGATAAGCACCTGAAGGTCGCGCAGGCACGCGAGAAGGTGGTCCGCGGGGCGGGCGGCACACGGAAAGAGCAGGACGGCAAGGTTGTCGCGCTGTACCAAAAGGCGACGGCTGACATCAAAAACGACGCGGAGAAGTACCTGCAGGCTACTGGGAACCGGCTGTACACCATGTACAAGGCGGGCGTGAAGCCGGGCTGGTCCCAGCTCCAGCAGCTCATCATCGCGCCCCTCCTGATGGAGAACGCGGACGGACGTATCATCCCTGTTCCTGTGACTAAGTCCTACGCAGAAGGGCTCTCCACCGCGGGCTACTGGACGGCGTCGTCCGGTGCGCGGAAGGGGCTTATCGAGAAGGTGCAGTCCGTGAGTGAGCCGGGAGCGCTCTCCAAGCAGATTGTGAACACGGCCATCCCACAGGTCATCACCGTCGAGGACTGCGGAACGACCACGGGCATCCACATGAAGATTGGGGACAGCGACCTTGTAGACCGCGTTCTCGTCAAGGGAGTCAAGGCGAAGGGGCAGTCGTTCCGGGCAGGAAGTCTCATCACGCCGCAGATGGTTACAAGTCTCAAGGCCGCGCGTGTGGACGGTCTGGTTGTCCGGTCGCCGACGAAGTGTGAGTCCCACCAGGGGATGTGCGCGAAGTGCTACGGCGCTATGGACGGGGGTGGCCCCGTTGCGCTCGGGACAAACATCGGGGTCATCGCTGGTCAGGCTATCGGTGAGGTCGGTACGCAGCTGAGTATGCGGGTGTTCCACACAGGCGGCGCTTCCGGTGCGGGCGGTAGCTCTGTGGTGGGTGGCATCGAACGCGTGAAGCAGCTCTTGAAGATTCCTCAGACCCTGCCGGGGAAGGCCACGTTGGCTCAGGTCCCCGGGCGCGTGGGCAAGATAGCGAAGAGCGCGGTGGGCGGTTACGACATCACTGTCGGCGGCGAGGAGCACTACATACCGCACGGTCGGACACTCCAGTTCAAGGTGGGCGCTACGGTCAAGAAGGGTGATGCCCTCAGCTCGGGGCCGGTTGACCCCCGAGAGCTATTGACGCTGACCAACCTGGACCGGGTGCAGCGTTACCTGACCGACGAGGTCCACGGGGTGTATGCGGAGGCGGGGGTCAAGAAGCGAAACGTCGAGGTCGTCGTCCGCGCGCTTACGAACTTGGGTGTTGTAGAAGACCCCGGTGAAGTGGGCGACGAGGAGGGCATCATCCGTAATGACTACGTGAGTTTGACGAAGGTGAACGCCCTCAACCGAGCCAACAAGGGGAAGGAGACCGTCAAGGTCGTCCCCGTTCTCCGCGGCGTCGAGACCCTGGCCCTGGACCAGACCACGGACTGGATTGCTCGACTGCAGTACCGGAAGCTCAAGGAGACCTTCACCCGCGCGGCGAACGAGGGTTGGAAGTCGGACATCCATGGGGTCCACCCGGCTCCCGGCATTGCGTACACAGCTGAGTTCGGTAAGCCCGACTCAGGCTCCAAGAGCCCGTACTAATGAGTGGGCTCTCTAAATCCCCTGAGCAGGCGTCGCGCCCAGGGCGGCTGGAGCTGTGCGAAGTTACCGATGTGAACACCACCGAGTTCACGGTGAGCCTCATGGGGGTGTTCACGCACAAGCCTCATGCGGAGATGCCCTTTGCCTCGCTGTACTGCCACCCCGACCACGGCGGTGGTGTGTACGTGATGCCCGAGGTGGGTGCCTACGCCTACGTGTTCACGTCAGCAGACGGCACGTCCATGCTGATGGGGTTCGTTACCAACCCACAGTCCGTCGAGGGGGAGGTCTTCGATAAGAACGGCACCCCTACGCTCATCGAGTCCTCGAAGGGGCCGGACTTCTCGGGCTTCCGCTTGGACATGGAGCCCGGCGACATCGCGATGGCGACCAAGGATGGCAACCGTGTTGTCCTTCGTCGCGGGGGCATCGTCCAGATTGCGGCAACGGGTATCGCCCAGCGGCTGTACATCCCCGTTGGCAATGTCATCCGGGACTACTTCGAGCGCTATCAGGCCCGGTCGCCGCAGGGGCGCATCGAGTGGGGGCACGCGACTATCCTGGAGGAAGACGACGACACCGTTGCTGTGCTGATTGAGTACGACTTCAAAGAGTCCATCGAGGACACCGCAGCGGCGGTGGAGGTTCGTTTCGGGCAGCTGACGTTCGATGTGCTGGACCCGGAGAAGGCTGGCAAGCACCACACATTTGCCAGGAACAAGCAGGACGACTACGAACTATTAGCGACTAATATTGGGGTGCTCAGCTGCACCGTGATGTCGCGCGACGAGGTGCCCGCGGTTACGTACGCCGTACAGGTCTCCCGAGAGGGTGACTGCTTCATGATGTCGAAGGGCCATATCCAGGTAGAAACCGAGTCGCTGTACCTCAAGCTAGGGCAAAAGGGTAAAGTTGTCTTCGGAGCTAGCTTCATCGAGGCTATAGCGGAGTCCAACAGGCTGAAGGCGGTGGTCAGGGAACTGCTCTTGGAAAGCACCGAACTGATACACATGAGGGCAGCTGAAGCCACAATGAATCTAGGGGCTGTACGAATGCAGTTCGAGGGCGGAGCCCTGACCATTACCCCGCCGGGGGGTGGTCGTGTGGATTTCGGTGGCCCTGGCGGACACGACGTCGTGATTAACAGCCACGACCTGCTTCGTGCGATTCGTGACCACGAGCACTACATTGAGGGGGCGGTCCCCTCAACGAACGCCGGAATCGTGAGGGCTAAGAAGTCCCCTACGCTCGGCGGGATTACCAGAGCAACCTCGACACTTCTAAAGACGACTAGGTAGCCGGATGGAACTCTTTCAGATTGAGCGTGACACCAGGGTTGTTTTCGAGAAGGTCGCTGCTCAGTTCAAGCTGAGCGACAACCCGGCTACCCTCGAATCCGAGTTGCAAGCGCAGCTCTACAAGCAGCACCCGTACCTGGGGACCTACAGCATCCAGCTGCAGATTGAGAACCAGGAGCAAAACCTGGGCTATCTGTACGGCATGTTCATGGTCAAGGCGGCAACGGACATCCCCGCCCCGAATACCGCGGCACAGGCGTCGTCCATCCACCCACAGTCGGAGCAGCCTGAGCCCGAGGACCCCTCGAAGGCGGTGCGGATTCCGGTCATCGTCCAAGAGAACAAGGCTCACGGGTTCGATGTGTTCATCGACCCCAACGGGCAGTTCTGGCCCTTGTCGGAGCAGCGGCTGGCTGCGCAGATGTTCGACGCCTCTCCGTTCGCGGTTGCCCCAGCGTCTGCGCTGAAGACCAACCAGATGCAGACAACTCAGGGCTTCACGGGCGGCAAGCCCGAGGGGGCCATGGGTGGCGGGTCGCGACTGGGGCAGGTCAAGCAGTCCAGCCCGAGCAGCCTGCTGGACCGGGTGACCATCAGCTCGGCGGCGGGCACGGACGTGCTCCTCAAGATGGCAGGGACCGAGGGGTTCCGGTCGGAGCTGACGCGGTCCCCCGCGCTGTCGCTGGCGGTTGGTCGCATCATCGAGAACATGCAGCCCGCCGAGATGGCCATGGAAGTGGCTCTCGACGACGGTCCTGTCCTGCTGGAGAAGACCGATGGCGGTTACCGCGCTAAGACCGCCTCGGTCTCGCGCGATTTGACCAACGCTGAGGGTTCGCGGCTCTCGCCTGCCCTGCGCCAGCAGGTGATGTCTCAGGGGTTCACGGTTGTCGGCGGAGCCTCGGAGCCCCTCCCGGTTGTGGGGCATGTGGGCAAGACCAAGCTCGCCTTCGTCAATGGGACGTACAGCGCGATGCGTGAGGGCATCCCGGAGCTGGAGACCGTGCAGGTCTTCCGCAACGTGTTGCGCCTGGACGGCAACCCGTCCAGCAACGTCCTCGTCGTGGGTGGTGACACGGCCTCGATGCAGGAGAAGGTCGCGGGTGTCCTAGAGGGCCCGGTTACGCTGGAGGACATGAACTTCATCCCCGCCCAAGAAGCCAAGGGCGCGGGCGTGTTCTTCTTCCAGAAGCTGGCGGCCATCAGTGAGCCGGTCTCGGTCAGCTCCTACACGGTCGAAGGTCGTCCGCGGTACACGGTGGAGCACCCGTTCCACGGTGCGGTCGAGGCGGTGTTCACCAAGGTGGCCTCGCCTATCCTGCGTGATGGCGCCCTGTTCCTTCCCGAGGACACGTACTTCTGCAACAAGCGGCCCGCGCACGACGCCTTCGTAAGCGACGAGCGGGTGACCGACGCACACCAGAGTGCCGGTCGGATGGACAAACTGGCTTCAATCGAGGTCGACGGCTCGGATTACATCCTTCGTGGTGCTGTCGAGGGCCGGTCCAACCTCCAGGGTACGGTCTGGGCACTTGTGCGGGAGGGCGACTCTCTCGCAGGAGCGTTGGAGAAGTGTGCTGCGAGCCACGCCGACCCCGTGCAGTTCTACCTGCCTACCCAGCTCACGGGCGCGGAGACAGCTCAGCCCGAGGCACTTGAGCACCGAGGCGTGTACCTCCTGAAGGAGGCCGCGGCGCTGGCGCAGGAGGCGGACCAGGACACCGTAGACTCTGTCTTGTCGCTCAGTTTCTTGACTCCGGAGAACACGCAGAGTTTTCTCGAAGCTCTCCCGGACCTTGAAACTTGTGTGACAAAGCTGGCAGAGTTGCTTATTGCGGTCAGGCTGGGACTCAAGGACGTTCCTGAAGCGGCAGTCAGTTCTGCCCTTCGCGGCCTCGACCGGACGATTGACGGGCTGAAAGCGATGCAGTCCAGGTCGACGATGCGGTGAGTCTGAATGCGGGTTCCATACGAGCGGTGGCTGAAATGCCTTGTACAGTTCCAGGGCATGACCATTCAGGAAGCGATTCTCGTCGCTGACTCGTACGGTTTCATTCCACCGACCAACGAGACCCTCACCTTCGTCCGCTTGGAGCTTGCTCGCGGACGCCCAAAGCCCTTCAAGCCCGAGTCGACTGAGGCCATCCGCTGGATTCGCGATGCGGGCTTGTGGTCGATGCACGTCGAGACGGAGCACGTCACCGCAGCGCGCGGCATTCTGAGCCAGCTTCAGCTGCGCCGTGTCGTGGAGTTTCTATTAGTCGCTAATACTCCGCACAACGTGGTGTCGGAATATGCCCGTGACGTGTTGGGTGTCGCCATCGACGCTGCGGCCATCGCGGCTTACGAGCACTACTTCTGGGACGCCAACTCTCTGACCCAGCGGCAGTGGGTGGCGTACTTCAAGGGGGAGTTCCACCAGGAGCGTAAGGATCAGGCCGCCAACGGTGTCCGGGCGAAGGACATGACCGTCCCCATCATGTCGCTGCAGTCGAAGAAGCTGCTCGACACGATGCGTATGCGGAGCCCCGAGTACGCACTCTGGCAGCTGGGCCACCGCGTTGAGCTGGGACGGGACCAAGTCCTTGGCTCGATGTTCCATGAGGCAGCCATGAGGTTCACCGAGACCAGCTTGATGAGCAACTGCCTGCACACCGCGCAGACGGCCAAGCTCTGGACGGAAATCCTGATGAGTTCAGACGACCGTCTGGCGGGCACGGGGAACCAGACTCAGCAGCTACTGGAGGAGCTGCGAAGTATCCGTATTCGGACGCAGGAAGTTAAGGTATCTTCCATCGAAGAGTTGCGAGGAGACACCTGATGAGCGAAGAGCATAAAGAGATGGCAGAGGCGTTCGTGCAGGGCGTCGCAGTGTTCCAGCAGGCCACGTTCGAGGCTGTGCCGCAGTTCGTGCAGGCTGAGACCAAGCTCAACGGCCTGGACGCCGAGTACTGTGTCGGCAAGACGCGCCTGGAGTTTCACTTCTGGCCTACCGACGACGGAGTCAATCTCCCCGTTGGCGCCGCCGCTGTTGTCGCTGAGTTCGCCAGGAACCTGCCCCGCCCGGTGGTCGACCTCGCCAGTGGGGTGTGCAAGTCCCCGACCGACACGCTCGCCCGTGAGAGTATCTACATGGCGTTCGAGCCTGCACTCCCTCCCACTCCCCCCGCCGTAGAGCGTATCCTGAGCAAGCTAGCCGCTAAGCTCTAGGAGCCCCCGCTCGATGCCCACCAGCAACGACAGCTACAGCAAGCAGTTGCTGGCGGTGGCCCCCATGTTCGCGGTCAAGACGCTGGCGGACATCCCCAAGGCCGCAGTTGAGTCTGCAGTCGAGGGCAAGCTCAGAGACCGCTCGAAGAAGTTCAGCAAGCTACTCACGCACGGCTTCAAGGGCCGCGGCATAGGCCGGGCTCTTGGTGGGACGGCGGCCATTGCGTCCGCCCCGCTCTTCGTACGGGGGGTGCACCGGGCGTCGTCGAAGGAGAAGCATCGGAGGAACAAGGGGCTCCGAGACATTCTGGCGGCGAGCACGTTCACCGGAATCGCGACAGGGGGTGTGGAAGGTTTTCGAGAGGCAAGACTGCACGGCCTTTCTCGTAAGGCTGCGGCGAAGGAGGGGCTAGGCTTCGGTGCGTCGAGGGCACTGGTCAAGTCTCCGAAAGCAATAGCCCTTGCCCTGGGCGTCGCCGCTGGAAGAAAGAAGAAGCGGAGCAGGGACAAGTACCTCGTGCCCGCCACAGTTGGTGCCGCCCTCGGTGGGGCATCTCGCTACGCGGAGCAAGTGCTACGGCACGCCCCCAAGGGGGTCAACCGGAAGCTGTTCAAGGCAGCGCTGCCCCGTGGCGCGGGCGGCGTTGTCGGAGGGGCCTTGGGCGGCCTGGGCTTGGCTGCTGTGACTGACCGCGCGCTCAAGGCGCTCGATAAGGGCAAGCAGAAGCGCGCCGCGGCTGGCGTCCTCAGCAAAGTCGCCTCCGCTGCGGCCGAAAAGCTTGGCCCAAAGCGTACCGCGGTGTTTATCCAGGGGAACCCTCGCTGGCGCACTGGGCATGAGGCGCGCACGGCGACGTTCTACAAGAAGGTCGTCGGGCTGTTGGAGGGGGAAGGCTTCGAGGTGACAACGGACCCGGGGCTACCGTACACCTCCCCCAAAAAGGCCGACGTGTGGGTGGGGTACAGCCGGGGGGTTGACCGGCTTCGGTTCGCGCCGAAGGGCACTACGACCATTGCCTTGGGCAGCAATGTTGCAGGCGCTGTACGGCACCCCAAGGACAACACAGCCAACATGGTGGGCACTGCGAAGGGCGTGGCGCCCAACAAGTACCACTACGTGCTGACCCCTAGGATGGTGGGGCAGCTCAAGCGAAAGCTGACAGGGGTTGCAGGCCGGTCCGGTGGATGGGTTCAGGGGTACCGCAGAAAAGACGGCACTCGTGTGAAGGCACATCGACGAAGGGTGGCCGTAAAGGGTATGGCGAAGGTAGCCGCGGCTGCGGCCGAGAACCTGGGCACACAGCACGGCACCGGCATCCCTGCGATGAAGTCGTGGTTCAAGCCGTACCCCCATCAAGCCTCGGCCGTACGGAAGATGTACGACAACCACGGCAAGATGATTTTGGCGCATGGGACCGGGACAGGAAAAACTGCCAGTGCCATCTACGGGTTCGAGAAGCTCCGCCACGACAAGAAGGCAAAGAAGGCCCTGGTCGTCGTTCCTTCGGGTCTTCGCATGAACTTCGCCGAGAACGGCATCCAGAACTTCACGACGTCGTCCGTGCAGATTGTTGGCTCTGCGTCGGAGAAGAAGTACAGCTCGCTCGTCGTCCGTCCGAACGAGGTGGACGCCACCAAGGACTACACCATAGTCAGTTACGCGACCTTCCGCCGGGACCCTGAGAGGTACATGCAGGCGACGGGGTCGGACACACTCATCCTGGATGAGTTCCACAAGGCGCGGAATGAGAAGGCACTGACCTTCCAGGCGCTCATGAAGGCTCGGGCGTTCGCGGTCAACGTGATGGGGCTGACTGCGTCGCCCATCAACAACAACCCGCAAGAGCTGGCGACCCTGCTGACTATCACGGAGGGGAAGCGCCTCGTCAGCCCTGCCCAGTTCAAGGCGGCCTTCACGAAGACCATCGGCCACTCGAAGGGTTTCCAGGGCGGCACGAAGAAAGTCACCGACCTCGACAACATCCCGGAGATGCTGCGGCTCACCTATCCGCGGATGGACCTGATTACGTCGGAAGACCTGAAGGGCAAGACCATGCCCAGGCAGGAACTCCAGACGGTCCAGGTACCCATGAGTGAGGACCAGTATGATCTGTACGAGCTGGCGCTCGACAAGCTCGGCCCGCTCAAGAAGTACCTGATGACGCGGGACAAGGAGGTCACCGTCCGCGAGGCGCAGCAGCTCTTCGGCAAGCTCATCCAGGCGCGGCAGATTGCCAACTCGGTTCACACGGCTAAGTCCAACGTCAGCCCCAAGAAGTCGGCGGAGATTACGCCGAAGGTCAAGAAGCTCATCGAGGATGCGGAGAGCCACCTCCAGGCGGACTCCACGCACAAGGTTGTTCTGTACTCGAACTTGGTAAAGGGCGGAGTAGACGTGATGTCGGCTGGGCTAAAGGCCCGGGGCATCGACCACGCTCTGTTCGTTGGCAAGGGCCGGGACGTCGGCAACGTGAAGGTCACGGGTCCTGTGCGGCAACAGGGGGTCAAGGACTACAAGGCGGGGAAGAAGCGGGTCATCATTCTGAGTGGTGCTGGTGCCGAGGGCCTCGACCTCAAGAACAGCACGGCGTTCTACTCGCTCGACGCTCACTTCAACCCGGAGGTTACTGCGCAGGCGGAGGCCCGTGCTCGCCGTCTCGGTGGGCAGGACTTCCGTAAGCCCGAGAACCGGGTAGTGGACGTGCGGCGTTACCAGTCGGTCGTGCCGGACAACAAGAAGCCTGGGTTCTTCGGCAAGCTGATTGGGCGTCAGGCCCCGCAGACCACTGACGAGTGGGTCAGCAGCGTGGCGGACAACAAGCTGCGGAAGACCAAGACGTTCAAGAGGGTCATGCGTGAGCCGCACAAGTACATCAAGAAGTACCGTGCCGCGAACGGCAAGATGCGCTACGTCTACCCGAAGGGGGGCAAGGCCGCCCCGGCGAAGAAGCGGGCATGGTACGAGTTCTACAAGTCCGCGCCTGAGTACTCCCCTTCGCCGCGAGCCGAGAAGTTGCCTGCACTGCCCCAAGGGCCGAGCCAGCGCGCGATGGGCCTAAGCAAGCCGCGAAAGAAGAAGAAGTGGTACCAGTTCTGGAAGAAGCCGGAGTCTGTAGGGGGCGGGACTAAGCGTCCCCCGAAGCCGTCTGTGATACCGGGTGAGGCCGCCTCGGGGAACTTCCCCTCTGTCCAGCCCATCCCTTCCCCGCCGGCTTGAGGTAGAATCAGACGCATGAACATCCGTGATGGCCAAGGAGTTTACCGCGCCTACAGCCTTTACAGGGCGTTTAAGGCTGCAGGTATCAAGGGGTTGGCTCAAACTCACTTCAAGCAGCGCCGTGTGGCCAAGCTGCGGAAGAAGAAGCGTCGTATGAAGACCAAGACAGGCGGAGCCAAGAAGTACCTGAAGGCGCAGCTCAAGGAGCTGGCTGGGTTCAAGAACATCCCCCGACGCGAAGAGGCAATCAAGGCATACCGCCGTTCAGCAGTTCGCCACGCGAACGTGGGGGTTGGCGGAACAAGTGCACTGAATGGCGCATTGCTTGCCGCCGGTGCGCCGCACCTCGCCCCGTTCGCCGCAGCTCCCGTGCTCATGGGCGTCGGGGCAGCGCTGAAGCGCGGCAAGAAGATGCAGGCCGCGAAGAAAGAGTTGCTGGCCGCCAAGGCATACAACGCGAAGCACACAAAGAAGCTGAAGCGCCGCGCCGTCGTCGCTGGGGCGGGTCTGACAGGAGTTACTGGTTTGAGCGCATATGCATACGCGAGGAGACGTCGGGGCAAGAAGAAGGAGGCCAACGCGGCCTTCAAAGCCCTCTCCTGGGCGTCCCGCATGACAGGCCGCGGTGCCAAGGCCGCCAAGAAGGCCAAGGGTGGGAAGGCCGCTGACGACATCATGGCCACCCGTGCTGAGATGAAGTCGAGTCGGGTCGCGCACAACAGCAAGCGGGACACGGTGCACGACTTCCCGGCTGTTCGAGGGAAGAAGGGTATCGACGAGGCTGTCCAGCGTGCTCAGCAGACCCCGTACAAGCTCCCGAAGGGTCGTGCCAACACGCCTGCTGGCGCGCTGAAGAACGAGCGCAACGAGATGGCCGCGCGAAGCGCCCGCTTCAAGTCGACTGGAGCCCGGGAGGCAGAGGCTGGTCGTGGCGCGGTGCGGGTCCCGCCGCCCGCAAGAGCGCCGAAGAAGGCACCGGAGCAGGTGGCGGCCCCCAAGCGTGGGGGTGACCCAACCCAGCGCACGATGAACATGAAGGCCGTTCGCATCCCGACTGACCCGACCAAGCAGACGATGAACATGCCCGCGTTGGGACGTCAGGCCCTCGACAGAGCCCGTGCTCAAGCGGCAGCCTCGGCACCCACTCGGACCAGCTCCCGGGCCAGCACCTCGGCCAGCCCCTCGGCGCGTCGTGGTAGCAACTGGACGGACGATGCGCCCACTCCTACGCGGCCCACTGCTCGCGTTGTGCGGCGGCACCACAGCAGTGCTGCGGGTCGGCGGCGAGCGAAGATGCAGGTTGACGTGCACGGCCGTGTGAGCGCCGTGCCGCGGAAGAAGAAGATGCCCAGCGGTACGCGCTCGACGAGCAAGGAAACCCACATGGGCGGTGACTGGCGTGCGCCCGCGGCCCTCGGTGCGGCTGGCGTTGGCGCTCTCGGTGGCGGTGCTCTCATTGCTCGGCAGATTCTGAAGGCTCGTCGTCAGGCGAGGAACTACAAGAACCTCGCAATGGCTGGCGGTGGTGCTGGCGTTGCTGGGCTGCTGGCTGGCGCCGCGATGAACAAGACGGGCTCCGACCTTTCCAAGGAAGCCGCCCATGTCGTGAGCAAGGTCGTAAAGCGGATGAATGAGTCTGCCAGGGCGCGGGAAGTCCTGCGGATGGCGAACCGTTCCGAGAAGAGGGACCGCCTCCTTCACATCGGCCGGTACAAGGGACAGGCCCGGAGCCTGACGGAAGACTCGGTCAAGGACCGGAGCCGTGGGAAGAAGCTGCTGGCCCTCAGCGCGGCAGGCACGCTGGGTCTGGCGACCGGTGGTGCGGCCTTGGCTCCTGCCGCAGCGATAGCTGCGCTTGGCGGTGGTGGTGCGGCGCTGAAGCGGTATGCAGAAAGCGCGGGGAAGATGCGTAAGGCGAAGTCGTATGAGCGTGCACTGCGTCGAGGGAAGTTGAACTTCAAGAAGCCCTCTACGAAGGATATGCTGGTCGCCTATGCTCAGGCCGCCTAACCTACGCGTCTCCAATGAAGCCCGCCGTTGCGCGGACTGCCCTCAGTTCATCTTCAGAGCAGGCCGGTCGCATCGAGGCGATGGGGCCTGCTCAGGCTTCCCTCAGTGGTTCGTGCACGAGTCGTTCTTGTGTGATGACTTCTTCGAGATGGAGGGGACCGAGGACGCGGTCAATCAGGCGCAAAAAAGTCCACAGCGTCAGCGGCGCCGTCGTCCCCCTGCTCCTGCACCTCTACCGCCTGGGTCTCAAACGCCTCACCAACCTGCTCCAGCTTCAGTCGTGAGCCTGCGCGATTCCGCCGCGTATTTTGCTTCCTCTTGATGAGGCGCACTACCCCGTTCTTCTTCGCATAGACCGTGTAGTTCGGTAGGACTTCGCGAAGCGCGGCCTTGAAGCCCGCATTATTAGCGACTAATAAAAGGGGGTCGACCTGTAGGACGAAGCCACCTTCGGTAGTCTCAATCTTGTGGACCAGCCCACTGAGGGCGCGATCCACGTGGGCAAGGTCATCTGGTATTGTCGAGGACATGTTTCAAGTTCACCCTACCCCGGCCGACAGAGTGCTCCGGGAAGAAATTGCTGCCGCCCGCACCGAGATTATCGGGCTCCTTCCCTCGGAGTTCACGCACCACTTCATGCGTATGCCCGTCCACGTCTCTGACGTAGACGACGTCGACCCCATCGACGTAGACCACGTCGTCAAGGACGAGAGCCAGCTTGTGGGTGTTGACCCGGACGAGATAGGGCTGGAGAAGTTCTCGTTTGATAAGCGCCCGTATCTGCCCGCCGTCTACGACACCAAGGCGCGCAAGACGCTCCTCATGTGCGGGCGGCAGACGGAGAAGACCACCAGTCTGGGCAACCAAATTCTTACGTACAGCTGCATGCGTAACCACTTCAAGTCGCTCTATGTGTCTCCGACTGAGACGCAGACGACCACGTTCTCGCGGGACCGTATCGCCGCGCCCATCAAACTGAGCAAGCGGCTGAAGTTGTTCAAGGGTAGTAACCCGACCTTCGCGGACAACGTGATGTTCAAGGAGTTCATCACTCACGCAAACATCACCCTCCGGTACGCGTACCTCCATGCCGACCGAGTTCGCGGTGTCTTCGCCGACCTGCTGTGCTTTGCCGAGGGGACTCGGGTGCTCACGAAGTCTGGTTGGGTGGCGGTCGAGGCACTCACCACAGACCATCTGGTCGCGGATGTCGGAGATGACGGAGTCGTTTCTTGGCAGCACCCGGCAAATATTTTCGGGCGGCGGCATACAGGGGAGATGGTGCAATTTGGGCACCGGGCGTTCGAGCTTAGGGTTACTGGCAATCACCAGATGTGGGCTAACCGGAAGGTCAAAGCTACGCAGAGAGTGGAGGACAAGTACGAGTTCGTAGAGGCTGCCGAGTTGGCCCGCCTGGAGACCATGGGGTTCAAGCTGACCTGTGGGGCGGCTTGGGCAGATGGCGAGGCCAGCCACATGGTCATCCCGCCTGTAGAGGGGGGCTATGGGGAAAACGCGGAACCGTTGGAGCTGGAGCTTCATGGTTTCGCTGAGCTGACCGGCTGGTACTTGGCGGAAGGGCATATCCAGTGGGGCCGACATAACGGCGAGCCGAAGTATGCCTACCCGGTCATTACGCAGGCAGAGGGCCGCTATCTAGACGAAATGCTAGAGGTGGTGCGTGGCCTTGGGCTCGATTTCAAACTGTACTCAGACCCGCGGGCGCCTCATGTAAAGCGCATGGTTATTCGGTCTAGGCGGCTGGGGGATTACTACGCTCAGCTCGGGGGCTCGTACGACAAGTACATTCCGCGCGAGTTCTTTGCGCAGCCTGAAGCGCTGGAGGGATTGCTCTACGGGCTGTACCTAGGGGACGCGTGCTATCACGCCGAAGATGAGTGGGACGAGGGGGTGCTGAGAACTCGGTCTGTTCAGTTGGCAGAAGACGCGCAGGAGGCGTGGCTACGCTTAGGCAGGCCAGCGGCGGTGCACGAACGACAGTCCGTTCCCGTGCACCAGGACACTGACTTGGGTGCAGAGGTTCGTGACCCTGTGCCGATGTACGAGGTTCACGCGCACAAGCGGGATTACTACATCTTCTGGCGGGCGGATTTTCAGCGGAAGCGCCGTGTTATGGCCGAGGTTGTTACGGACGAGCAGGTGTACTGCTTCACCGTCCCCAGCCACCGCCCCATCGTGAAGGGTTCTTTGGGCAGCAAGCCCGTCATCGTGGGCCAGTGCATCGACGAGCTGCAGGACATCATCCCGGACATCATTCCGGTCATCGAGCAGTCCCTCTCTCACTCCCCGTACCGCATCCTTCGATACGCTGGTACGCCGAAGTCGCTGGACAACACGATTGCTTGGTACTGGGAGAACCACTCGACTATGAACGAGTGGGTTATCCCGTGTGATGCCTGCAACCACTGGAACATCCCAGGCGAGAAGCACATCGGCCTGGAGCACCTCATCTGCGACAAGTGCGGGAAGCAAATCTACCCGAACCACGACCGGGCACAGTGGGCTTCGATGCGGTCGCCGAAGTGGCTCAAGGACCCGCCCATCAAGCGTCCGTTCGAGGGGTATCGCATCCCGCAGATAATCACGCCGTGGGTGGACTGGCACGACATCAACGACAACCGGCGCCTGTACACCCGGGCCAAGTTCATCAACGAGGTTCTCGGGCAGGCGTACGACCACGCGGACAAGCTGCTTACGAAGAGCAAGCTACTCCCGAACTGCACCAGCAGCCCGATGACGCTGGAGCACGCACTCAAGTTCAAGAGCAACGCGAAGATTTATTTCGGCATCGACTGGGGTGGTGGTAGCGAGGCGGAGGAGAAGAAGAGCTTCACGGTCCTGACCGTGGGTGCCTACCTCGGGGGCAAGTTCACCTTCATCTACTTCAAGCGGTACGAGGGGGCAGCAGCCGAGGACGACGTCATGATGGCGGACATCATCCGGTTGGCGAACCTTTTCGGGGTGAGTATCCTGGGGACGGACTACGGCGGTGGGCACGTCTACAACGGCGAACTCATCCGTACGTTCGGTCTGAAGCGGTTGGCCCGGTACCAGTACGTCGGGACCAAGCAAATCTACTTCGACAAGCACCTCGCGCGCTTCATGGTGAATCGCACGGAAGCCCTGATGGCGCTTGTCAATGCGCTGACGAGGCACGACATGATTCGGCTTCCTCAGTGGGACGATATCGAGACGCCGTTCATGTCTGACCTGCTGGCAGTCTTCGCAGAGACGGCCGAGCACGGACGGAAGACAACGGTTACCCGGTCCCCTGGGGCGTCCGATGACACCATCCACGCGATGCTTTACTGCCTCTTGGCGTCTATGATTCACTACCCCCGGCCTGATATTATCGCTCCGGTAGGGCCTGCGTCCTAAGGAGCCTCTCAATGCACGACTTTGAAGCCTACCTCTCCGCCAGCTCGGACACCCTCCTCTCCGCGGAGCGTCTGCGGTCCATGGGGAAGCAGGCCGCAGCGCGGTTTGTGCAGGATGGCGTGTCCCTCAACAGCACCATCGCTGGGATGGTGAAAGAGGCGGGGCTCACCGGCGAGCAGACCAAGCGCGTGGTGGAAACGGCCAACAACACGGCGTTCGTCGAGCTGAAGCGTGCGGGGCACAAGGGCAACGTGTCCTTCCCCCTGGCTGACTTCAACGAGATTGCTGGCGGGGAGAAGACCAAGGTGGCCTCGCCCATCTCGGTCGCGCTGTCCGCGCGTGAGGTCTACATCCCCGGTGGGGAGGGCCTTCGCTTGGAGGACCTCTTCGACCAGCACGCGGACGAGCCCGAGCGATACGGCGAACTGGTGAAGGAGGCGCAGGTCTTCTATACGCAGGAAGCCCCGCTGCCTTCTCATATCCCCAAGCAGATGGCGCTCAAGAAGGAAGCCGAAGCGGACTTCAAGATGGCGCTCATCAACATGGAAGAGCACCTCTGGACGCTGGGCGGCCTGCTGAAGACCGCGGCGGCTGAGGGACATCAGCCCCATGAGACCGGCGCTGCCCTGGAGATGCTGGGGATGTCCGCGGGTGTGCAGAAGGTCGTGGCGGCCGAGTACCCCGAGCTGGTCGAGTTCGGCCACATGCTGAAGTTCGCCAACGCGGGCATGGGTCCCGTACAAGCCGGTCCACTCCCGGGGGTTATCCAGTCCCTGGAGATGACCTCACAGCAGCTCATGACCACCAGTCAGCTGGTCCAGCAGGCGCAGATGTCCATGGACTCGCTGCTACAGCACCTCCGAGGGATGCCGCCCCCGATGGAGCCGGGCGTTCCCGGTAGTGACGTCATCCCGCAGTCGGCTGGTCCGCAGGGTCCGGTCCCGGCTCCTGGTCCTGGTCCTGGTCCCGCCCCTGGTGGCCCCATGCCGCCACAGGGTCCGGTCGCGTAAAGATGCCCAAGCCGAAGCCCACAGAAGTGCAGATTGGCGAGGCCCTACACAACATGGGCGCTCGTGCCCAGGACCGCGTTGCCCGCAGCCGCCTGACCGCACCCTACCGCTACGCCAAGGGCGCAGTAAGCCGAGGGGTCTCACGGGCAGCTGGTGCCCCGGTACGGGCAGCCCAGCGGTCGCTGGCATCTATGGCGCTCGGCAAGAAGTCGAGGCGGGGTCCTTTCCGTGGCAAGCGAATGCACGCTGTCGAGGGTGGCCCGGGTCGCGGTATGCGCGAAATCTCCATGGCGGACTACGACGACATCAAAGAGGGGCGCACCAAGGGCAAGGCGTACAAGGCCCGTATCGACGGCAAGACGTATCGCTACGCACGGAAGTTCCGTCCTGGCGGCGCGGTTGGCATGGCGATGAAGCACCCGTTGCTTGCTGGCGGTGGCGCGTTGGCGGCGTACTGGCTCGCCAAGAAACCGGAGAACCGGCAGGCGGCTAGTGCAATGGGCGGCGCTATGATGCCCCGACAGCAAATCAACGCATCTCTCGCAGCTCGCCTGCGGCAGCAGCATTCGGTAGAGAACCCCTTGGCGCGTGAGGTCTGGCAGTGATTACTGACGAGCGACGAACAGCACTCCTCGAAAAGCTCGGCGCCAGCCTCGGCGAAACGGTGTTCGGGGACAGCCCTGGTAAGGCGCTTGCCGGGTATGGGCGCAGCCTCGTTGGCGACACGACCAAGGGTGTCCTCAAGGACGTCATCTCCGAGCAGCTGAAGGAGCGGCTCAAGCCGAAGCCCACAGTAAGCAAAATGATCTTCGGTCGCGGCGGTGCGCTCAAGAAGGCGCTCGCATTCGGTGCGGTCGCGGCGGGCATCGGCGGTGGCGTCGGCTTGGCGGACATGGCCATTGGCAAGGTCCACGGCTCGGTCACCAAGAAGAAGGGCTTCCAGGACATGATGGATGCCAACCCGCAGTTCAAGAAGGAGCCAAAGAAGGACGTGCAGGGCATCTTCAATACCCTCTACAACTTCGCGCCGACCATGGCGAAAGACCCGTTGGTCGCCGGCTCCTTCATGAAGAAGCAGCTGCAGTTCAAGACCGAGGGCATTCAGGCCCCTGACGTGAAGACCCTCAGTGAAGTTACCCGCAACCTGGGCGGGGCGCGCAAGGAGTCCATCCTGGCTCGCGCCTTCGGTGCCGTTGCCGCTGCCCCCGGAATGGACATCTAAATGAACATCGCACGCAAAGCCGCCGTTCTTGAGAAGCTGGCGGGGGCGAAGACGTTCCCAGTTTCTCGCTTCCTGACGAGCCGCAAAACCGTCGCTGGTGTCGGTGCGGCTTATGGCGGTACTCTCGGCGGAGCCGTAGGCGGCCCTCCCGGCGCAGCTATAGGAGCGGGCATCGGCGGACTGTACGGCCTGGGCGCGGCTTCCATCGCTCGTAAGGCGCAGGGCCGTGCCCTCTTGGGTCGAGCACGAAAGCTGGAGTCGACGGGGGCAATGTCGGGGCTCACCAAGGAAGAGGCCCAACTGTCCTTGCGCTTCCAGGGGGCCTCCAAGGGGAGCCTCCCCTTCATGGGCGGCAAGATGCATCTCAGCGGTAAGGGCATGAAGGCCGCTAAGGGCACAGCCCTTGTTGCTACCGGTGCTGCCGGCATCGGCCTGGGGCGCCTGTCCAAAGCGGAGAAGTAGCCGATGCTTGCCACCCGTAAGATAGAGGTGCTGGAGAAGCTTGGGGCAGGGCCAAAGACCTACCCGATTTCCAGGTTCCTGAAGAACCCCTGGGCCGAGTGGGTTATGGGTGGAAATCCCGGGATGGAGTATATCAAGAACATGACCTACGCCCAGCGCCTTCAAGGGAAGGCGCGGATGGGCACGGGGCTCAAGAACAAGCTCACGGACATGACCACGGCGGAAGAGAAGAAGATCATTCGGGCCTTGAGGGCGGACAGCCCTAAGAACCGCGCGCGAGGGGCCGCGAAGCAGACCGCGGGTGTCGCCGCCGCCGGTCTTGGTGGCGTCGCGGCCGGTAGTGCGCTCAAGGAGAAGAAAGCGGGCGCGAGCACCTACCCGATCCAAAGGTTCATCCATAACCCCTTGGCGGGGATACCCCCGCTCAAGTTCCTGCAGAACAAGATTGGTGCTCGGGCTCTTCTAGGCACGTCCCGCGTGCCGCCTTCAGAGCTGAGGGCACTGTCAGGCCACGAGGAACGAATTGTGGACGCCCTGCGGGCCACGTCCCGCGGGGGTAGAAAGCGCACGGCCGCGGCTACGGCTGCGGCGGGAACCTTGGCTGCCGCCCTCGGCGTTGCGGCTGCACCCGGCCGTCGCAAGAAGAAGGACTGAGCATGCGCAGCGCCCGAAAAGCCCATGTCCTGGAGAAGCTCGCCAAGCTGCGGGTCATCGGTGACGTGAGCCCCGAGAATGTGGCCGCGCTTGAGCAGTTGCAGAGCAAGCCAAAGAAGAAGAAGACCTATCCGATTTCTCGGTTCATGACGTCTCCCCTCGCTTCGGGTTCCGTTGCCGCTGTTGGTGGTGGTGTAGTGGGGCTCTTGGGGGCTAAGCGCCGTATTCAGGCAGCTGCCCGTATGGGCTACCCCATGCCGCGGTCAGCGAAAGCCACGCTCCTTCTTGGTACGCTTCTCGGTGTTGGGGCAGGCGCCGGCATTGACAGCGGGATGTCGTTCTTGCGGAACAAGGTGCGGGCTCGTGCGTTGAAGGGGAAGGCCAACCTCAATGACAAGGGTTGGTCTTCTCGTGAAGAGAAGCAGATCATCAAGAGCCTGCAGAAGAAGTAGGGATGACCCGCGCACGCAAACAGCAGGTCCTGGAGAAGCTCGCGGGCTGGCTCACCCCTAACGGGTGGGACAAGAAGCGTAAGTGGGTGCACGACCACCAGAGCACCACTGCTTCTATTGTTCGGGCGCTTGTTCCTGCCGCGCGGAATACCCGGGGTAGCAAGAGTCTGCCTCCCCCAACGTTGGGGCAGTACCGCGCTGAGCGTGCTGCAGGGGTGTCCCGTAAGCTGACCAAGGGCAAGAACTGGCACGTCACCCCTGACGCGAAGCCGCTGGTCAGTAAGGTGCCGAAGCGGCATGTAGTAACTTACAAGAAGCAGCCCCAACCTGTAGCGAGCCTGTAGTGGACAAGCTCATCACTTTCTCTGGCGTCTCCTCTACGGGGGAGCCCCTCGTCCAGGCGTTGTTCCCTGACGTCGACGACGGGAAGGTGAAGGTTGCATCCTTCAGCCGTCTCCACCCGGAGATGCAGAAGTACGTCGACAGTTACAAGCCGCGCCCCGGCAAGCTGTGCGTCCTGGTCAACGCCCTCGGTGCGGGTGAGTACTACGGCTCCAACGTCAACGCGGATTACTTCGAGGAGTCGGAACTCGACCCGCAGGAGTTCAAGGGGCTCCCGGTCGACGTCAACCACCCGAGCCTGTACGGGCACCAGACGTTTCTCCGCGCGAACGTCTTCAGGCACCACAAGAACAAAGACCCCGGCATCACCTACGGGCAGATCGTAAAGGTCGTCTACAACGAGGTTATGCACCGCGTCGAACTCATCATTGAGATTGACCGACGCCGTGCTGAGGAGCTGGGGTACCAGGACCTCTTGTCGGAGCTGGATGCGGGCGGCCACCCAGCCGTAAGCATGGGTGCGCGGGTCAAGTACGACGTCTGCAGCATCTGCGGCAACAAGTCGTTCACGCGCGCTGACTACTGCAACGACATGAAGATGATGCGCAATCAGGTCCTCCCTGATGGCCGCAAGGTGTTCGTGTACAACCCGAAGCCGAAGTTCTTCGACCTGAGCTTCGTCATCATCGGTGCAGACAAGACCAGCTACGCCATGCTCAAGGTGGCCTACGCCCAGGAGGCGTTGCAGCACGGCCTGTCGGCTGACGCTGCGGCTGTAGCCGGAACGGGCCGAGACTTCGACCGCCGCATCCTCTTGCAGAAGATGGCGGAGGTCCAGAAGAAGGCCACCATCACCAAGCGCATCCCTTCGCTGGCCCATGGCCTCAGTCCGCACCTTGCTTCCCGTGAGCCCGACATGGACATGGGGCAGATGCAGGAGCTGGCGAGGCAGCCAATCGAGCGGACCCTCACCAGTACCGGCGCTGCTGGGATGGTGTTGAAGCCCTCGGAGTTCCAGACCATCGTGCTCATCAAGATGCGCCAGCCCCGTTTGGCGCGCGAGATGTGGGACGGCGGTCAGTGCTTCGCCCCTGAGTCCGGTGCGGATATGGGGATGCGTTGGGGGAGCCCCCGCGATTATCAGCCGCTAATAACGCGCGCCCTGAGTCGCATCCTCGGACGTCGTAGTGCGCTGGGTGAAGACCCCGGTGTAGGCCGCCCTCGCTGCATCGTTCGCGTTGTCCGGCCGGTCGAAAGTAACACCCCTCTTCTCACGAAGGTGGCCGAGGGTTACAACGGATACAGAATTCAGCTTCTGGAGAAGGCACCTTCTCTAGTAAGCTCAGTGACAAGTAGAGACGGAGACCTGCTATCAACCGTCTTCGGCGAAGTGCTTGAAGGTTCGTTGCTGGGTTTGGAAAAGAGCGCTGGGATCCCCCCCGAGCTACTGACCGACACCAGCCTTGCTTACCTTTATGGGGCTCACCACCAAGGTTTCGGTGGGCTTACGAAGAGCGCTTCCGCTGTTGATGAGTTCGTTGAGCGGCATCCCGTGCTGGCGGCATCGCTTCTGCTCGGTTTGGTTCGACTTGGGAACCAACTGCACAGGACTGGAAAGCTCGGTCAGCTTTTGCATGCAGGTCTAGCTAAGCTGACCTGATTGAGCGCACCTAGACTCGGAGAACCGGGTCGACGATGATGCCCTCGCTCTGACATTCAAAAAGGGATTCAAAAATGAGCAACAGTTTTGTTGACCAGCTCCTGTCCGGTGGTACCGACCACGGCGAGCTGGAGAAGATCGCGGGCCCTGAGGCCCTCAACGTGCTCGAAGAGCTGGAGAAGACCGCGGCTGCTGAGGGCATCGACCTCGGCCAGTTCACGGACGACCAGATCGTCGAGATGATTCGTCAGACCATGGGCGAAGAGGTCGGCGAGCAGGTCGCTGCCGCTCCTGGTGGCGAAGAGGGCGTGGAGAAGGTGGCTTCGGCTCCCGGCAACGACCTCCCCGCTGGCGTCGACATGGAGAAGGTCGCTGCGGCGGACTACCTCGGTCGCGTTCAGGCGCACGCCATGGCTGAAGAGCTGGCGGGCATCTGGGGCCAGGGTGACGACGGCATGGACAAGGTCGCGAGTGTCGAGGACATCACCGAGGACGAGTTCAACCAACTCGCCGCGATGAACGCCAACGACATCTTGGAGCAGCTCGGCGCGCTGGAGGGTGACACCCTGGAGCAGACCGAGGGCCGCGAGAAGGTCGCTTCGCTCTCGTTCGACGAGGAGCTGACCGACCTGCTTGGCAACCGCACCGCGGAGCTGCTTGACGCGGCCGGCTGGGATGTGGACGCCATCGCTGCGGCGTTCGACGAGGAGTAATCCTCATCGGGTCCGCTTGAAGAAGGGCGGGGGAAGCAATTCTCCCGTCCTTTTTTCTGACTACCGCTTCGACAAATTATTAGCCGGTAATACTCTAAGAACTGTCGAAGTAGCGCCTACCTGAAAGAGAGTGGTGATGAACCAGTCGGTCAGAGACATGATTGAACGCCTCGGTGGCGCTCCCGAGTCTGCAAGCGTTCCTACGGATTCTGTCGTTGAGACGGATTACGTGGAGAAGCTGGCGTCGGCTTGCGAAGAGGTCCTGAGCACGGGCTTCGCCTTCACCGCTGATGCCCCGGCTGCTCCCACCTTCGACCCGCAGCTGGTCGTTGGGGGCGTTATCGCTCGCATGAAGGAGAAGCAGGCGTCGGTGGCCGATGACCGCCGGTCGCACATCACAACCAAGGTTCTGGCCAAGTTGGCCGCCGTTGAAGCCGCGCAAGCGGTCGCAGCCCCTGATGAGCCCCCGCCCCCGCCTGAAGAGGCTGGAGAGGCGGAAGAGGACCAGGAAGCTGCCGCGGAGGCCCAGGCCGAAATGAGCGAAGACGAGAACCTGGAGCACTTGTCCCTTTCGGACGTGCTTCAGGATGCTCTCGGAGCGGGTACCTCCGACGCGAGCCCTGACCAACAGGCAGGGGCCGAGACCGGTGATGAGGCAACCAGCGACATCGGGGACAAGGTGAGGCAGAGCCTCATCAAGAAGCTGAAAGTTCGGGTCCACCCTGAGCAGCAGCGAGGAGCGTGAGATGTTGACCAAAGAGGCAGCTCAGGAAGTTATGGCCGCGGTTCCGGGGGTTCTTCGTGCCTTGGTGGCGGAGCGCGACGCGCTTCGTGCCGAGAACGACGGGCTGAAGGAGAAGCAGGCATCGGCTGACCTTGCCGGAGACGTGGTCGACCTGATGGAGTCGCGTGGTCTTGGAGAGGCGGGCATGTCCCGCAAGGAAAAGATTGCGGCTCTTCTGATCTCAGGACGTGACCTCAACGTGCTGCAACAGGCGGTCTCGATGCAGGCGCCAGAGATGTCGTTTTCCAAAGTTGCTAGTTCAGCGTCCGAGGGGGGCCAGAGCGGAGACCGCTTTGAGTCCTACCTTCGTGGCGGGAACTAGAGTTCAGACGTACAAGGAGAAATAAAAAATGGCTGTTAAGCCAATTTCTGCCACGCGTCGCCGCAACGTCAAGCCGGTCTCTTCCATTATCCGCGCCAACCTGACGCGTGATATTGACTGCAGTGCGATGGCCTTCCCCCCTGAGGATGGTCAGTTCGTGATGGTCAACGGAGAAGTCGGTTCCAACCTTGCGGTGGCCGATGGTGTGTTCGTTGGCGCCAATGTCGCTGGCGTTACCGCTACGACCATCGAGGCTTCTGGCCTCCGTATGGTGTGGGCCTCGGCCCTGCGTAGCGACCGGTCGGCGAGTGGCGACAAGCGTGTGCCCGTCATCTGGATGGGGCCGTTGGAGATTGAAACCAATCTCTACCTGCTCGCTGACGATGGCGAGGACAACAACCACGTCAGCAACTTCGCCGAGGGCAACCTCGTCTCGGTGGCTGAGGCCAACGTCGCCGTGGAGGGTTCGCTGAACCGTCTGCTGCTGACTCCGCTGCCCCATGGTTCCGCCGGCTGGGCTGTCGGGCAGGTCACGCGCAGTTCCGCCGTCAAGGGCGCCTCGGGCGTCAAGATTCGCGTCATGCTCTACGACATGCCACGCTTCGTCGGCGAGAGGATTTAGTCGATGAGTGTTGCAAATGACGCCCTGAACGCCCTCTTCGCGCAGAAGCTCGATACGGCTGAAGGCAAAGAGAAGATCGCCGCCTACGGTTCGGACTGGATTCGGGACCGCCTCCGCGAGGAGTCGTTCGCTCGGAAGATCCTGCCGCCACGTCAGGTCGGACGCAGTGAGCTGCAGGTGTCGGTGAACCACGACACCCTGATCAAGATCGTCGAGACTGAGCCGGAAAGTCGTGCCATGAGCATGTCGTTCCGTGGTCAGCCCGACGTGAACTACTACACGGCGAGCCGGTTCGAGGTGCCCTTCCACGAGGTGGGTTCCCCGCGGTTCGAGCAGACGACCCAGGAGCTGGCCGCCTACACGATCCCCGTCACGGCGATCATCAAGCGGCACATCGTCAACGACATCCAGGAGGTTGAGGACGTCACGTTCTTGAACCACGTGGAGTCGGCGTGTCAGTCGCTGCAGGAGGACGCCAACGGGCTGGTCTTCGGCGCGGTCTACGCGGACGATGACGCTTTCTCGGCTTTCAACGTTGCCCAGGGCACCGTGAAGGAGCTGGGCAAGGTCAAGGGAATCGACGTCATCCAACAGTCCGCCGCGGCCAACGCCGAGGATGGTCTGGACGAGGACCTCATCTTCCCGCTGCAGAAGGACGACATCATCAAGCTGGGGAAGCTCTTCCCCGGTCGTGGTGG